CACTCCGGCGCATCCTGGGCCACCGCCTCCCCCTGTGCATTAAACCCCACCACCTGCCCCGCCGTGCCGGTGAGCTTGTCCTGCTTGCCAGTCAAGAGCTCCTTGATACGGTCCATCGCCGCCCTCAGATGTCCCAGCTCAGTCGATTTAGCCACCGCCAAACACCTCTTCCAGCATTTCGGCCACATCTTCGTCGGTGGCAAACTCCAGATTGCCCAACTTCGCCTTTTCTTCCCCGGTAAAATCGTTGGAACTCAGGCCTTTGCCTTCTTCTTTCTGCACGTACCCAGACAAATCCACCGCCCAGTCGCCCACCTTCTCTACCGCGCCGTCAATGACCATGTACTCATCGTATTTATCACCATCCCCGGCGTTGGCCTTGGGGACCATGTAGATAAAGTGGTCTGCCCCAGCGGCGGCAGGGTCGATGTCCGCCACACTGTCCTCCTTTTTCCTGGTCAGGTGCTCTCCTGCGGCTACAGCGGCCTGCACCTGGGCCTGGGTCTGAAATCCGCTGTCGTTGTCCAGCTGGGATACCTTTACCGGTACAGGGATATCCACTGCCTTGTCTGCAATCTCCAGCGCTGCTCCATTGACCTTTACGCCAGTGATAACGTTAGGCTCGCCGCCCTCGGCGATAATCCCATCCACCTGTTCGGCCAGCTCTTCCAGCGCCGTCTTGGAGGCAAGCTCCTGCCTGCTTTTATCCATAAGCTGCCGCAAATGACCGAGCTTTGTTACCTTTTTCACATCGTATGCCATGGTATCTACCTCCAATTTTCACTCAAAGCTGACCGGCCTCCTGCGCCAGCTCCACCAGCCGCCGGTATTCCTCCGGCCCCACAATCTCCACAGCCCAGTCCTCTGGAATGTGCATAGCCTTGGGCGCATGGGCGGGGTCCTTCCGGTGGAGCATATTGTGGTGATAGCACTGGGCCAGCACCCTGGCCTGGTGCATGTTACAGATGTAGGTCACCCGCTTGTTCGGCGTCCCGGTGCGCTCGTAATTGTAGGCGGTACACCAGGCGCAGCCGCTGGCGATGGGGCAGTCCAGGCACTTTTGCTCACTCTGGGACTGCCGGGTGATACCCTTCAATACCTCCAGCCGTTCCCGGTCGTCCTCCCGCCGGGCAATGCCGCTGTCCACATCCCCGATACGGAAGCTGGGCCGGTTGTCAATGGAAATACTGGAGTATCTCATACAGGGCAGCACCGTCCCGTCCACGTCAAAGGCCAGCATACGCCCATCGCCGCCGCACCAATTCTGGGTATCCGTCTCCGGCAGGGGCTCCCCGGCCTCCCAGTCCAGAATCGACACATAGGTGTCCGTGCCGCTCTCCCGGAGCATATCGGAGGTCTGCTTCAGCTGCCGGTAGAGCTCCCTTGCGTGCTCCAGGGTCCAGCCCTCTTCGTACACGCAGTTGCAGTTCAGGGTTTCCACCCCTTCCTCCAGCACCAGATGCCGCACCGCCTCCGCAAAGAGGTGGACATTCCCCGGCGCAATGGTGTACTTGGTGGTCCTGCCCCCCTCCGGCCCGCCGGTCTGGCGGAACATCTGAATGGCCCGGTCATAGGAGCCGTTGCCCTGAAGGTCCACCCGGCAGGCGTCGTGGGCCTCCTTGGCCCCGTCGATGGTGACACTGACGGACAGCCGCCCGGCGTATTTCCGCATAAACCGCTGCACCCTGGGGTCGTCCCCCAGGGTCCCGTTGGTGGAGATGTTCACCATGTACTGGGTCTGCCACCGGTGGTCCAGCTCCATGGCCCGGTCCAGAAAATAACTCATAATCTGGTCCACAAGTTCAATCTCCAAAAAGGGCTCTCCGCCGATGAAGGCGAGAATCAGCCCGTGGGCGTCCACGTCGTTGACCAGCTCCGAGCCCCTGGCGTCCTCGGCAAAGAGCAGGTCCACACACCGTTTCGCCGTCTCCAGGTCCATCCGCCTGTCCGACTTGTGCCCCTCGTAGCAGTAGGTACACCGCAGGTTGCACTGGTGGGTGACGATGAAGGTCACGTCCTTCACCTTCCGCCCCTCATAGAGCTGTGGATAGAGATTCTGCCACTGCCGGGCGTCTCTGCGGCTATTCCGCAAGGTTCAGCACCCCCTCCTGAAAGTCCACCCACCAGCGCTTACACTGGGGATACTCCTTGCTGTAGTCCGCCCACAGCTCCTGTTTGGCCAGCTGGTACTCCTGATACACCTCCAAAAACCGCTCCCGAACCCGTTTCACCGTTTCCTCCGGCGCCCCGGCGTTGATGGCGTGGGTGTGCAAAACCTGAAGCCCGCCGATTTCGTAATCCAGCGCCTGGAGGTAGTTCACCAAATCCTCGGGCAGGCGAATGGCCGTTATTTTCTGCATTTTGTTTTCACCTCCCTGGCCAGCGGGGTATAGCGCTCCAGCACCTCGGCCCCGCACCCGGTCAGAAACTCCGCCAGGGCGGCAATCTGGGGCCGCAAATCCACAAAGAGCCGGGAGTCCGCCATTTCATCCAGGGCGATACGGGCCAGCAGCACTCGTACGGGCACAGAAAGGGCCTCGTCCGCCGCCAGAGCCGCCGCGTTCTGGGCCTGCTCCACCGTCAGCCCATCCCCCCGGGTGATGGAGGCGGCGGTGAACAGGGCCTCCAGCTCGCCGTCCAGCAGCCCCAGGGGAACAAAGTCCGTCCGGTCCGCCCGGCTCCGTCCGGGGAGCAGGTAGACCGCCAGACAGCACCGCACATAGTCCGGGTCCGCCGCGTCCGGCAGGTACTTCTCATAGAGCTGGAACAGCCGTCCAGCTTCCTCATCCGTCAAGGCCCCCTCCCTTCGGAACAGGGCCAGGGCGGCGATATAATCCCCCTGGTCCTCCATCTGGTTCAAAAAACTTCTCAGCATACATAGTCCCCCTTATTTGTTATAGGCACAGTTTTCCGTGCAGGTATTGGGACAGCCGCTGCCGCAGCTGCCGCCGCAGCCGCCCTTGCAGCCGCCGGTGCAGCTGCTGGAGCACCCGGTCGGGCACCCGCTTCCACACCCGGAGCACCCGGTTGGGCACCCAGACCCACACCCCGAACAGCCGTCGCAGCCGTCACAGCCGCCGCAGCCATATGAGCAGCTGCCGCCGCACCCCGAGCACCCATTGGGGCACCCGCTGCCGCACCCGGAGCAGCTCCCCGGACACCCGGACCCGCACCCCGAGCAGCCGGTGGTACACCCGGTATAGCACATCCCGGTACAGCCGCTCTTGCAGTCGCTCCCCGACTGGTCAGACAGTGACCTCGCCGCCCAGAGCGCCACCCGGGTCTCCAGGTTTGCCAGCTCGCTCTCCGTAATCACTCGCTTTCCGGTTTTACCCGGCACCGCGTCGGCGTTGACCGCAGCCATGGGCACAGATAGCTTGTCCAAGTGCTCTTGCAGCACGACTTTTCCCACCGCCGGGGTAACGGTGTAGTCGTAGGCCGTGCCCCCGTAGGAGGCCACCGACCCACTCTGGTTCCGCCGCAGCATCTCAGCCTTGACCTTGGCTTTCAGCGCATTCAGCCGTTCCGCTTTCAAAATTGGCATGATATCGCCTCCCTTACGAAGTACACACAGGAACCGGTACCCAGGCCGACCCATTCCAGTATTTCAGCCCGCCGGTGTTGGCGGTAGTATCAATCCACAGCTTTTTGGTATCGCTGGGGGCCGAGGTCCCCGCCACATAGGGCGTCAGGGACGGCAACTGTGCCTCCGGCACCTTCCCGGACGCATCCAGGGAGGCCACACCGTTGGGCTTTCCCTTGTCGCTGGCGGCCACCGCCCCCACGTCCGCCGCAGACAAGCCTGCACCTGGAACATTAACAGGACCAAATGCCATACTATCACTTCCTTTTCACAGTGCTTTTCTTTTTGGAACTCAACCCCAATATTTCAGCGACCTCTTCCTCTGTGGCGGCGTCAACGGATAATGTCCCATCCGGCGATATGGTCAAACCGGCTCCAGGCTTTACCGCTCCTATGGATTCGGCGGTGGCTGGCGGCATCACCTGTATTCCACCACCCGTTCCGCCAGAAGATGAAACACCCGTCAATGTAAGATGAGCAGGAATAGGCGTGGCAGGTATTTTTTTGGCCCAAATCCGCACACTTCCGTCTAACACCTGTGTATATGGGGCCATGCCGCACGCAACAGCCTCCTTCATTCCATCCGGTAAAATCGTCAGAGATGGAAGCAGTGATTCTGCTGCTTGTTCTTCCAGCACATCTCGGTAATATGGATAGTCCTCTTTTCCATCCTCATTCCAACCTGTGCTTGGGATGAGGATACTTGCCTCTTTCACCTGAAGCATTCCGTTTTCAACTGTGTTTTGTAACGACAATATCGTCTGCCGTATGTCTGCATGAGTATTAGAGTCCCGCCCATGTTCTGTCAGCAGATTACGGACTGCTTCTAACGTGGCAAATGCGTTTGGGTCGATTGTTGCTGTCACCTTATCCACATCGCCTACAGCGGCAATAATATCGAAATGCGCCAGCTTCCCAACGATAGCACTTGATGGACGAATCCATTCTGGTTCATTTTCTAAGCAGAGGTAGGTAAACGGCACCTCACCTTCATCCGGGTCCTCTGCATATAGCAGCAGGCCAGTAACATAGAATCCGGTTTCAACATTAGAACTGTTGAGCTGAATAGAAACCTGGCATTCACCGTCAACGGGATTCGATACCGCGCTAATCATGGCGTCCATCACATAATCCGGCGGCACATCGACCGTTTTAGGGGTCTCATCTTCAGGTATGTAGCCCTTGCCAGCCGCAACACGGGTATAGTGCATAGAACACCGGCCCGCAAGAACCTTTGCTATCAGAGAGGTTCCCTTTAAGCTGCCATAGCAGCCGTCTTCAAACTTCCCCACAGAGCTTCCTCCTTCTAATCAATTCGCTTGGCTTTGATGCGGGTAAGCATATATGCACTGCCAATACCATCTTGTTTCGCTCTGGCGGCCCTTTTTACTTTTGGAATATTTCCAGCGAGTACAGGCTGTAAGTGACCGCCAAGAGCGAATGGTATTGATTCTTGAAATGTTTTGTCCTCGCCAACCGGCAGATAATGATAAACGGTTCCAATAGCCCCGCCATGGGAAACCGGCAGGTTAAAACGGTGCGTGCGGTAGGTCCGCACATACAGCCGCATACCTATGCCAGCGGCGATGATACGCTTGATTGCCCAGGCAATGGGCTCAATCAGGTCTTGCCGTTCCTGCGTCAGGAGCTGCCAGTCTACATAGAGGGCGATTTTGGCCGGGAACACATCCTCGAACTTAATGTCGTGGTCCTCGACGCCCAACAGGTCGGCGGCTGCCCCGATGACGGTATCGGTATCGCCGCCGGATAGCTGGGACAAAATCTTGACACGAATTGCAAGGCGGTAGAGGGCGTCATTCTCGCTGAACCGCCGGACGCCCCAATTGGCCCCATATCTGTCCAGGACAGCGCCCCTCGCCGCCTCAAGGTCATCCCATTGCTTTACCAGAGCTGCATTTTCCTGAACGATATCCAGGCCCCAAGCGAATAGAGAGAACAGCTTGCCGATGTTCGTCTCCAATGGGCGGTCCTGCTGGTGATTATCATAGTCCTTCCGGCTGTAGGCGCTGGTCAGTGCATACAGCATTTCAGAGAGATAGTTGCTCACTCTACAATCACCATGCTTTCATCGGTGACAGCTTTCTCCCTGGCAGCAATTTCGATGTTTTTCCAGCTGAAATGTTCGCCGTCAGAACTTAGCTGAAGGTCAAAATCGACCACCCCTGGTACCGCTAGAACAACCGTAGGCAGAGTCACGGTGATAACATTCTGTCCGATGTTCAGGCCACCACGAGTGTTCACACCAATGTGCTGAACAACGGCCTGCTTGATCTGCTCAATGCCGTCCAGAGGGAACTTACTGTCGGTCACGAGGTTGAATACCTTCACCCATATACCGACGGGGGTTGGGCGGCTGAAATGAACGTCATAGAGCCTCCCATCTGCTTTGACTATGGAGGCTGTTGTGTTCCCATAGGTCTGGATTCCCGCAGCCTTCCGGCGATAGATGGCTTTCGCCACATCCTCGTCCAAACCTCCGTATGCAACAATCTCGATGGAGTGCGGGGGCAGTCCGGTCTCGCTCTCAAAGTCGGTGTCGTTCTCTTCTCCAGCAACGGCCATGACCGCCTCGACGCTTTCGTATATCTCCGCGATAATGGCTTCAATGTTCACACCGCCGGCGAAGTCCACCGATTTGTAGTACCGCTCCCGAAACTCGGCATGGGTCTCCGTATTTCTGCCGCCTTCAAAGGCTTTCCCGTTTGTTACAGACCTGATTCCGAGTTTTGGATTCGAGATATTCTTTATCGTCCCTTCAGCGGTGTTTCCGTCAGGTCCAGCGACCGCCGCTGATGCGGGGAGAGTCACACTGCCGCCTGTAATCACTCCGGCCCCGAGCGTAACGTACTGCACCCCAGCGATGGTTTCGACAAGAAAGCCCTCTGGAACTTCCACATTGTCATCCCCGGTGAACGTCAGATAACCCATAGCTTTTTGCGCTCCCAGGAGCCGTATGCCTATCATCCTGCCAAGGTGAAGAAGGCTGACGCCAACCGCTGTATCAACAAACCGGCTGTTATACACGTCCTCCAGAGTAGAGAACAGGAGGTTCAGCACCCAAGCGAAGATGCGCATGAAAATTCCAAGCGGAGACCGGACCGTCAGGTTGGCTTTGGAGCCGAACAGATCACGGGCCTTGTACTCCAGAGCATCCAGCAGTTCCGCATAGGTCGGACGTCTAAAGCCAGCATCGGTCAGGCCCCATTCATTCGGTTTCGCCATTATGCAGTCACCTCAAATGCGATAGTTTCGCCGTTGACGAGTGTAGCCGAAAACTCGGATGTCACATTCCGCCCGTCATACGAGATATTGAGTATATCTATCCGGGAAACTTTCTCTTCCTGAAAAATGGCTTCCCGGACAATATCCTGAATTTCGTTGATGTCTACCTCGTTCTGATTTGTGCCCACAATGCGTTCATAGTCGGTGCCATGCACCAGATCGGCAAAAAACTCACCCTTCCAGGTCAAAAGCGCATGGCGGACGTTCTGAACGGTCGTGTCATCCTCGTAAATCATCTTGAAAGAGCCTTTCTCATCCAGAACCAAGTCCCTGGTCTCAGGGTCAATGAGTAAGGTCATATTTTCCGCCACGGCTCACACTCCCTGCAGATTGATTTCAGGCCCCAAACTTGAGTCCCAAGTGCTGATAAAGCCCTCTTGTGAGCTGCCTCTCAATTTCGTCCTTGTAGACAACCTGCGGCTTCCCGTTCACATGAATTACCATTGTCTCCCGCAGAATCGGCTCAGTCACTGGGTTCGATACAGATTGTGAAGCAGGCTCGGCCATACTTGGTTCAGGCAGAAAACCAACGGCCTCCATCTCCTTGTGGCCGCACTTATCCACAAAAAGGCAGGTCCTGCATTTTGCTGCCAGTTTTGAAAGTCCCATAAAGTTCTCCTATCCGCCGATAATCACGTTGCCGCTGCCGTTCTGGACGGCACCGCCAATCGAAACGGCATCTCCGACCCTGGCCGCAGGTCTGCCGTTGATGACCACTTTCGAGCTGCCAGCGGCAATCACATCCTGGTGGCCAGGATGGATGACACAACCATGCGAGGCATAATGGTCACCCAAACGTCCTGCCGGTCGTCCGTTGATAATTACGTTCGGACTCCCTTCCACCAGCGGGACCGGTGGGCAGGCATCGTGCCCGGTAGAGTTGTCGTTCAGCCTCGTGGCCGCTGGCATAGAATCGCCTCCTAATTGAGATACACCTTGCCACCGGTCGTGACCACCATATTCCCATCCAGGGTGATGGTCATGTCAGTGGACTTCATGTCAATCGAGGTGGCGGTGAACTCGGCGGTGGTGTCTTCG